CTTCATCCGCGACAGCAAGGGCAGGATCGAGGCGCTGGTCGAGAACGTCCGCCTCGCCCTGCTCCGCCCAGACTTCTGCGGCATGGACATCCGCCGCGACACCTTCAGGGGCGAGATCGTCTACGCGCCGCCCGACCAGCCCGATCAGTGGGTCGCCTTCAGGGACCACCACTACACCGAGCTGCGCCACACCCTCGCGCTGTCCGGCTTCAAGCCTGTGGGCAGGGAGATGGTGCGCGACGTCGTGATCTGGGTGGCCGAGGACAGGACCGTCGACAGCGCGCAGGTCTGGATCAAGCGCCTGACGTGGGACGGCGTCAACCGGGTCGACGGCTTCTATGCCCGCTACTTCGGCGTCGCCCCGGGGCCATACACCACCGCCGTCTCGCGCTACATCTGGACGGCGATGGCTGGCCGCGTGATGGTGCCGGGCTGTCAGGCCGACATGGTCCCGATCCTGACCGGAGCCCAAGGCCAAGGCAAGTCACGAGGCATTCGGGCGATGGTCCCAGACGACACCTTCCGCGAGCTGTCTTTCCATCAGGACGAGGACGCTCGGGCCCGCCTGATGCGCGGCGCGCTCATGGTGGAGCTGGGCGAGCTGTCGGGCCTGCGCACACGCGCGATCGAGGAGATCAAGGCTTGGATCACCCGCTCGAAAGAGGACTGGGTGCCGAAGTATCAGGAGTACTCGACCACCCTCCTGCGCCGCTGCGTGATCCAAGGGACGACCAACGACGAACAGTTCCTGAACGATCCCACGGGCGCGCGGCGCTGGCTGCCGCTCGCGGTGGGCGACGTCGACGTCGGGGGCATTGCTCGCGACCGCGACCAGCTGTGGGCCGAGGCCCTGTGCATGCACACGGCCGGTGGTGTCGAGTGGTGCGCGGCGCAGACCTTGGCCGAGGCCGAGCACGGCAACTACCAGCTCGCCGATGGCTACGAGGCACCCCTCGAGAAATGGCTGTCCACCCCTTGCGATCTGCTCGGCACATTGCCGGGGTCGGACCCCTTCACGCTGGACGATGCCATCACCAAGGGCCTCCACGTTCAGTCCAAGGACATCAACGCCACGCACCAGCGGCGCTGTGCCGCTGCGCTCAGGGCTCTCGGTTTCCGCACTAAATCGCGGAAAGTGGACAGGAGGGTCACGCGGTGGTGGGTGCGGGCGTAGCAAGTAGCGGGGGGCTACCGTTGCCGATACCCAAACTGCTACGCGGTTTTTTCCTTTGCGGATCAAGGGGGTGTGGTCTTTCTGTAGCAGGTAGCACTACTTATTCTATTAAAAGGGTAGAGAAAGAGAGAGAGGGGTATAGGGGGGCTTATAGGGGGGAGGTAGGGAAAGTTTGGTGCAACCTGCTACCTGACGCCTCTTTTTGCCCGATTACCGTCGCAAAAACAGAGGCTTAGTAGAGTAGCGCAAGTGTAGCTACCAGCCGCCACCGCCGATACCATCAACACGAACGTGCAAAAAACTGCACACAACACAAACAGGAGGCCGATATGGCAAGAACTGGACAGGATCATCACAACGCGAAGCTGACCAACGCAGAGGTCGAGCTGATGCGGTCGCTATACGCGGAGGGCGGATGGAGCTACGGCACGCTCGCCACCAAGTTCGACGTGCACAAGGCGACGGTGCAGCACATCATCACGGAGCGCATCCGCAAGGAGGGATGAGGGGTGCGTCATTTTTGGACGTATGTGTATGAGCTGGAGCGCGGAGTATTCTCGTGCCTATGGCCAGAGCCCTACTCAACACCGCCAGCACCTACACGCCCGAGAAGGCCGAGGCGATCTTCGCCCAGCTCCGCGAGGGTGTCTCGCTCACCCGCATCTGCCGTGACCCGGACCTGCCGGACCGCAACACGGTCCACAACTGGGTCAAGAACCAGCCCGGCTTCAGGGCCGCCTACGAGGAGGCGCGAGACATCGGCTTCGACGCCATCGCTGACGGCGTGCTCGAGATCGCCGATCAGACAGAGCACGACACCATCGTGACCGCCTTGGGCGGGCCCAAGGCCAACGCCGAGTGGATCGCCCGCTCCAAGCTGCGCGTGTGGACCCGCCTGCAACTGCTCGAGAAGTGGTCGCACCGCTACCGCAACCAGCAGGGCATCCAGCTGTCGAACGCTGGCGGTGGCCCGATCGAGTTCACGGACGCCGCGGCCGCCGCCAAGATCGCATCGCTCCTCGCCCTAGCTCGAGCCCGCGAGGAGGAGGACGAGCAGGATCGCCCTGCCGACGGGAGCGACCTTGCCTGACGCCGTGACGGTGGCGGAAATCCAGCGCCTGATGCACCGCTGGACGCCGGAGGAGCGCAAGGAGCTGTTCGAGTTCCTCGGCCATGACAAGACCATGTGGCGGCCCCTGCCCGGGCCCCAGACGGACGCCTACCGATCGAAGGCGGACATCATCGGCTACGGTGGTGCTGCAGGTGGAGGCAAGACCGATCTCGCATGCGGCAAGAGCATCCAAGCGCATCGCAAGATCATGATCCTGCGCCGCGTCGGCACCGAGCTGTCCGCGATCGAGGACAGGCTCGAGGAGCTGTTCGGGTCGAAGGACGGCTACAACTCGACCAAGGGCATCTGGCGTCAGACGCGCAGCGATGGGCTGCCGCTCCAGATCGAGCTGGGCTCGGTGCCCAACGCAGGCGACGAGAAGAAATACCAAGGCCGACCCCACGACCTGATCGTGTTCGACGAGGCCGCCAACTTCCTCGAGCTGCAAGTCCGCTTCCTGCTCGGCTGGCTGCGCACCACGATCCCGGGCCAGCGTTGCCAAGCCCTGCTCACGTTCAACCCACCCACCAGCGCCGAGGGCCGGTGGATCATCGCCTTCTTCGCACCGTGGCTGGACGACAAGCACCCCAACCCAGCCCTGCCCGGCGAGCTGCGGTGGTTCGCCACGGTGTCGGGTGCTGACATGGAGGTCGAGGACGGCCGCCCCTTCGTGATCAGGGACGGGCAGCCCGACTACGACTACGACCCCAAGGCCTACGCCAACAACCCCGACTTGGTGATCCAGCCCATGTCGCGGACCTTCATCCCCTCGCGAGTGCGCGACAACCCCTTCCTCACCGGGACCGGCTACATGAGCACGCTACAGGCGCTGCCAGAACCCCTTCGCAGCCAGATGCTCAACGGGGACTTCAAGGCGGGCATGGAGGACGACATCTGGCAGGTCATCCCCACCCGCTGGGTCGAGATCGCGCAGGAGCGGTGGAAGCCGCGCTCGCCCAAGCCCGAAATGGTGTCGCTCGGCGTCGACGTGGCGCGAGGCGGCAAGGACAAGACGGTCATCTACCGCAGGCACGAGGGCTGGTGGTTCGACGAGCCGCTCGAGTACGCTGGCACCGAGACGCCCAACGGCCCGATGGTGGCGGGCTTGGCCATCGCGGCCAACCGCGACCACAGCCCCATCCACATCGACATCATCGGCGTGGGCTCGAGCCCCTACGACTTCCTCAAGGAGGCGAGGCAGCAGGTGCTCGGCGTCAACGTGTCGGAGAAGTCGGGGGCACGCGACAAGTCGGGCAGGCTGGGCTTCTTCAACCAGCGGTCGGAGCACATCTGGCGGCTGCGTGAGCTGCTCGACCCCGAGGCCAACAACAACATCGCCCTGCCCCCGTCGAAGAAGCTGCTGGCCGATCTGTGCGCCCCCAAGTGGCGGCTCAGGGGCACGTCCGTCTACGTCGAAAGCCGAGAGGACATCGTCGATCGGATCAAGCGCAGCCCCGACCACCTGTCGGCGCTGGCACTGGCCTGTATCGACACGCCCAAGGCCCGATCGTTTCAGGGTATGGGATCACGTCGCCCGCGCGATTACGATCCACTTGCTTGACCTAGAGGCCAACCCACATGTGCACACCCATCGCCGCGGCCATCGCCCTCAGTTCCGTCGCCGGTGCGGGAATGGCTGGCTCGCAGTCGCGTCGCGCCCTGAACGCGCAGACGGCTGCCCAGCGCGAGGCCTCGGCCGCCGCCGCCAAGACGCAGCGCGATGCGCAGCAGGCCGAAAGCAAAGCGGCCAGACGGGCCCCCGATCTGGCGTCGATGATGAAGGCCAACAAGGCGGGCTCCGCCAACACCACCCTCATGACGGGGCCGGGCGGGGCCGCACCAGCGCGATCCACCCTCGGCTACAACACGCTGCTGGGAACTTGATCTTGACCCTGACCACCGCGCAAATCGAGAAGCTGGCGCTGGCATGCGGCGTCCAGCGCCGTGGCCGCACCGATGACGTGCTGTTCGAGGCATGCCTGCGCATGATCAGGCTCAATCTGGGGTCACCGCAATGATGACCGCAGGCAGCACGCCCAGCACCCACAAACAGCACTATCAGAAGCGTTGGTCGATGCTCGAGACCGAGCGGTCCAGCTGGATCACGCACTGGGAGGAGCTGTCGACGACGCTCTTCCCGCGCGCCGGTCGCTTCACCGTGACCGATCGCAATGATGGCAAGCGCAGGCACAATGCGATCTACGACCGCACCGGCACGGGCGCTTTGCGCATCCTGTCGGCTGGCATGATGTCGGGCGTCACCAGCCCAGCCCGTCCGTGGTTCCGGCTGAAGATACCGGACGACGACCTGATGGAGTACCAGCCGGTCAAAATCTGGCTGGCTCAAGTGACGCGCAAGATGCAGGCCGTCTTCAGCCAGTCCAACACCTACCGCGTGCTGCACCAGCTTTACGAGGAGCTGGGCGCGTTCGGCACCGGCAACGCGCTGGTGATGGACGACTTCGACACCGCCATCCACCTCTACCCCAACACCGTCGGCCGCTACGCTCTGGCGACCGACTACCGCGGCCACGTCGACACGTCGTACCGCGAGCTGCAAAAGACTGCGCGCCAGCTGGTGCAAGAGTTCGGCGAGGCCAACGTCTCCCTCGCCGTGAAGAACATGGTCTCGAACGGCAACGGCGACAGCTGGGTCACGATCATCCACGCGGTCGAGCCCCGCAAGGAGCGCGACATCCGCTCCAAGTACGCCCGCGACATGCCGATCGCCTCCTGCTACTTCGAGGCGGGCGGCGACAACGACAAGCTCCTGCGCGAGAGCGGGTTCAAGCGGTTCCGCCACCTGACGCCCCGCTGGTACACCTCGAGCGAGGACGTCTACGGCCAGAGCCCCGGCATGGAGGTGCTCGGCGACGTGAAGCAGCTGCAGCACGAGCAGCTGCGCAAGTCGCAGGGCATCGACTACCAGACGCGACCGCCGCTCCAAGGGCCATCGAGCCTCAAGGGCGACGAGGTCGACATCCTTCCCGGCGGCTACACCGTCGCGGACACGTCGTCAGCGGGCGGCGGTGTGCGTCCCCTCTTCCAAGCCGGTATAGACCTGAACCACCTGCTCGCTGACATCCAAGACGTCCGCATGCGCATCCGCGAGGGCATGTACTCCGACCTGTTCCTGATGATCTCGCAGGCCACGTCGACCAACATGACGGCCACCGAGGTCGCCGAGCGCCACGAGGAGAAGCTGCTCATGCTCGGCCCCGTGCTCGAGCGGCTGCACAACGAGCTGCTCGACCCGCTGATCGAGATCACGTTCGAGCGCCTGCTGCAGACGGGCGCTCTGCCGCCGCCACCCGAGGAGCTGCTCGGCGTCGACATCGACGTCGAGTTCGTCTCGATCTTGGCGCAGGCCCAGCGTGCCATCGGCGCGAACAGCACCGACCGCTTCGTCGGCAACCTCGGCGCGATGGCCCAGATCAAGCCCGAGGTGCTCGACAAGTTCGACGCCGACCGCTGGGTGGACAGCTACGCCGACCAGATCGGTGTCGACCCCGAGCTGATCGTGGGCACGGAGGAGGTCGCCCTCGTCCGCAAGGCCCGCGCCGATCAGCAGCAGGCGCAGCAGGCGGCAGCGCAGGCAGCACAGGCCGCAGAGAGCGTCGGCAAGCTGGGCGGCGTCGCCACGAAGAACGGTGCCTCAAACGCAGGTGCCGACATCATGAACCAACTAACCGGCTACGGCTCGCCCGCGCCTTACAGCTACTAGGAGAGAAGACATGGCCGGACCCGCACATCGCTTCGCGGCAGTAACCCCCAGCAACTCCGTGAACCTGCCCAACGGCATCGCGGCGGCGCTCTACATCGGCGTGGCCGGTGACGTCGCCGTCGTGGGCGCTGACGACAACAACGGCGAAGTCGTCGAGGTGTTCAAGAACGTCGCCAACGGCACGATCCTGCCTGTCTACTGCAAGCGCGTGAACTTCACGAGCACCACCGCAACCTTCATCAAGGCGCTGTACCTGTGAGCACGAGCCTTGAGATTGGTCTGAACGGGCTGACCGTCACCTCCTTCAAGGGGGATGCTGGCGGTGGTGGCGGTGGTCCGCCGCCATACACGCCTGCTATGGACTTCTCGATCGCCGCCAACTCGCAATACGTCGCCCTGATCATCGACGAACTCTAAGGAACCAGCACCATGTCCACCATCACGGTCCTCGACAGCGGCGGCACCCCCGTCGTCGTCAACACCCCGAACGCTGACGGCATCCTCACGAGCGCGAACTCGCGATCGGTCGTGCTCGCGTCGGACCACGCAGATGTTCCGATCTCGGCGGCGGCGTTGACCAACCTCGACGCGGACGTGGGGGCGTTGACAGACGCCGCCGCGGCGGCTGATGGCACCGGCAACTACAGCGTGATCTCGGCCTTCAAGCGCGCGCTCCTGAACGGAGCCGCCATGCTCGCCCGCATCCCTTCGCTGGTGTCGGCCGTTCCTGCGGTCAACGCGGCGGCTCTTCCTGTTCGCACGGTAGGCCAGAACGTCTGGTCGGCAGGCTTCTCCTCTGTCGGGGTGGTGCTGGACCCCCTGTTCACGACGCCTATCGTCGGAGCGGGCGTCACCTACAACCAAGCGGCTGGTTCGCTTAACATCCTGACCGGCACCACCGCCAACTCCGAGTTTCTGACCCGCTCGAGCGAGACCTTCAGCGGCGCGCTGCGGCTGCGCGCCAGCATCGTCGCGTCCCAGCGGATCGTGAACAACAACTTCAACGTCATGCTGGCCGACCTGATTGGCGAGGGCCTCGCGTACAACATCATCAGCGCCACCACCGTCGACGTCACCAAGGTCGCCCACGGCTTCACCGCCGCAAATGTCGGCCAGTTCATGATGCTCGGCGGCATCACCGGCGCTGCCGGTGACCCGGGCCGGTGGGCCATCGCCTCGATCCCGGATGCCAACACCATCCGCTTTACCGTGTCGGGCTGGCCCGCGACCGGCACCGGCACACTCACCCTGTTCGGCCACAACTACATCCGCAACTTGGTGGACGGCACCACGGCCACGACCATCGGCTTCGACGCCCAGCGCAATGGCTGGGCCACGGGCGCGACGGCCGCCACGATCAACACGACCGCCACGCCGGGCGTGGTGATCGTCAACGAGGTTGCGGGCCGGGACGTGTTCCTGTTCGACAGCCTGCGAGCTTCTTCGGCAACCGCCGACTTGGTGAGCCGCGCCAGCCGATACGAGAACATCCCCGACGCGACGGTCCCTCTCTACGTCTGGGTCTGGAACTTTAACGGCCCCACGGCCCCCGCTACGACGACCACATTCACGCTGGGGCACGTCTCCGTCGAGAACTTCGCGAGCACCCCCGTCTACATCCAAGGCGTCCGCGGCCAAGGAACGGTCAACCGTCTCCCCGTCGCGGCAACGGTCTCGGGCTCGCTGACCACCGTGACCACGGTCAGCGCGGTCACGGCCATCACCAACCCCCTGCCCGCTGGCACGAACACCATCGGCCGTGTCGATTTCGCTCCGCTGGTTCCTCTGGCGGACGTTGCCTCGGCTGCCATCACCACCACCGCCACGTCTGGGGCGATCACCCCCGCCATCGGCCTTTCCTACGCCTCGCAGGTCATCGTGACGGCTGTCACCGGCACCACGCCGACGCTGGACATCAGGATCGAGGAGAGCGAGGACGGCGGCACCAACTGGCAGACCGTCTACGACTTCCCGCGCATCACGGCCAACGGCATCTACCGCAGCCCCTTCCTGCCCGTTTCCGGCAACCGCGTCCGCTACGTCCAGACCGTCGGCGGCACCACGCCGTCGTTCACGCGCTCCATACAGCGCATTCAGTCGAACGCGTATGCCATCGCTGTCCGCCAGCTGATCGACCGCACCATCGCGCCGAACACGCTCAACAGCGTGACGCCCAGTCTGGCGGCGAGGGACTCCGGCAACGCCACCCAGCTGGTCGTCAGCATGGGCGCGATCGCCACGACCGCTCCCGCCTTCCAGCTTGAGGGCTCCGAAGACCTCGGCGCGACGTTTTACGCCATCGGCTCCCCGCTGACCGCCGTCGCCTCTTCGACGGTGCAGGTGACGGTGCTCGACATCAACGCCTCCCTCGTCCGCGCCCGCGTATCGACCGCGGGTGTCGGTGCCACCCTCGGCTA